CAACATACCTAGATGTTAATGAAGTAGTGCATAAATTAAATGGCGTAGAGTGGATATGATTAAGCATCTCAAATGAGGTGCTTTTTATTATGCCATGAAATCCAATTGGTGTATCGTATGGACTTTGCAAGTATGACTATGAATTGTGGAGGAATGAACAATGATGAGTTTAGAATTCTTCTCTCAGTATTTCAGTGAACTAATAAATACATCAATGAAAAGAGGGATAACAATGGACAAACCAAGCTTAACTATTAGACCTGATAAACCTAAGAAAGAAGCTAAAGGTATTACAGTATCAATTGATATGGACACAGACAAAATGCAATTAAAGTTACGAGCAATCGCAAAGCATGTTGGAGCATTGGCTGATGAGTTGGATGCGATTGATAATACATGGATGTTTGACTGTGGTTCGCTCGATTATTCAGACCACACTTATCCTAGTGGTACGTCAGTTACAAGGGTTTGTGATAAGTGCAAAGAATCGTACATCATTCCAAACGAAGAACTACCAACACAATTAGAAGGTAGTGACTAGCATCATGCAAGAATACAAATCAATCGAGCAAAAGCGTAAGTTCTATGACAGTGGTGATTGGAAACAAATGCGTGCTGAAGTAAAGAAGCGAGACAACAATGAATGTCAGGAATGTAAACGCAATGGCTTTGTTCGTATCGATGATGCAAACCAATTAAACAATGATGGCACACGAAAGAAGATACAACTTGTAGTCCATCACATCAAAGAACTAGAAGATCATCCAGACTTAGCACTCGACATAAACAATCTCGAAACACTTTGCGTTGATTGCCATAACCGTATTCATGGTCGAGTATTCAGTAAACCTAACAAGTGGCGAGATGATGAGAAATGGTAATACCCCCCGGGTAAAAAGTTTTGAAATTTTTTAAAACCTGGGCACCGGTGATGGGGTGTTCTGTCCAGATTTTTAAAGGTTATTATTTCCACGCGAGAGGGGGGAGGGGGTTAGGTTATGAACTTAGAAAATTTGAAGGCTCAGCTGATGAGTCGGATTGATACAAATGATTTGCTGGAAGTGAAGAAGGTTGAGCGATATATTGAGTTGCTTAAACTCGACAAGCAATGTGATGAAGCACTTGAAAAAGACGGATCCACTATCATCATAGAAAACGGTAAACAACGTTTCATTAAGAGTCATCCAGCAATGACAGATAAAACGAAAATAAATACTCAATTAATTGCTTTGGAGAAGTCGTTTAACTTTGTAGATGAAGGACTGCCCCCTGCTGCATCAACTGTGGAGGGCAAAAGCAAAGAAGAGTATTCGGAAGATGATTTAATTTGATTAACAATAAGTATGTGGACGAATACATTCATCTTTATGAATCTGGACAAATCAAACTTAATAACGAACGGATCATGTTGATTGAATATTTGCGAGAGCATGTATTAACTCGAGATGATTTGTTTTTTGATGACGATATGATTGAAAAATGTATCCGATTCGGTGAGAAGTGGTATTTCCCTTTACAACCGTTTCAGAAGTTTTTAATCGCATTCGTCTTTTTATTTTTCAAAAAGAATGGCCGTGTGTTTTATCGTAAGCATTTATGGATGCTTGGTCGTGGAGGTGGTAAGAATGGATTGATTTCTGTTGTTACTCATTTCTTAATTGGACCACATCACGGTATTAGAGAATACAACGTTTCGATTGTTGCCAACAGTGAAGAACAAGCCAAAACTTCATTTGATGAAACCTACAATGTTATTGGTCGAAACAGCATATTAAAATCAATGTTTTATCGAACAAAAGAAAAGATCACAAGCAATAAAACTGATTCGATATTAAAGTTTCGTACTTCCAATGGAGAAACAAAAGATGGTTTGCGTGACGGTGCCGTTGTATTCGATGAGATACACCAATTTGAAAGCAATAAGGATGTTCGAGTCCATATTTCAGGGCTTGGAAAGAAGAAAAATCCACGTGAGTTTTATATTGGTACTGATGGATATGTTCGAGATGGATTTTTAGATAAACAAAAAGAAAAAGCAATAAAGGTTTTAAGTGGTGAAGCACGGCCGAATGCGTTATTCCCTTTCATCTGTAAGTTAGATGATGAAAAGGAAGTTGATGAAATTGAAAGCTGGGAAAAGGCCAATCCA